AACAGCACAGATTGTGGTATGTCCAAGAAGCATCCCGCTAAGGATACCTCCCCCTGCCCCTGCAAATAAGTGTAGCTCATTCATTTTGTTTTCTATTGGTTAAAAGTTAGCGAAGCGTTCTGGTTTGATTGTGTTCGTTGAGCGGATGACCCAAGCGGTAAGGAACGCACGGGTGTACTTACGGTCTGGGTGGGCGAGTAGCCATGACTGGGCGTTTTGAGCTTCACGCTCCACGTCCTTTTCTGGGTTTAGTTTTTGAAGTTCTGTAAGGAAGGTAGCGTCTACTGGTTTTTGCTTTCTCTCTTTTTTAGTTATTACTTCTTCTTCTATTTCTTTACTAGTAGCGGGTTTTCCCGACTCGGGAAAATCCCGTTTCGGGAAATCCCCTTGTCGGAAAGGATTCTCTAAGTGAGGTTCATCGTAAACATAATACTCCCAACCACCCGGCTCGTTACCACTACGAGGCTTGCGCCAGACATACTTAAATTCAATTAGTTCATTCAACCCAGATGAAGTTGAATCATTACCATCTGTAGATATGGTACGAATATGAGCAACATAGACCTCCCATGTATCAGGCAATGATAGCAAGTAAGCTAACATACCCTTTGCTTTCCATGACAATCTTTTGTCATTAAGCATCTCATTAGGAACAATCGTGTAATTAGACTTCCGCTTTTGGCGGTAGATATTTTTACTCATTTTAAAAAAGGCGACCCCTTGTGATGGCGAAGAAACGCGGCAACTGACGCATGAGAGTGGTGTACCACCACAAGGGATCATATATTTTGTTTGTTAATTTAAGTTTCTTCAACCTCGGCTCTCACCCCGAAGGCACGATTGCTCGTACAAGACAGACACTACTACATCTAGTGATAGTGTCAAATGTTTTTTACAATATTTTTATCGGTAACGATAGTCACTCTATGTTTACGGACTTAATCTCATCCCGTGACCACTGATGTATACGATCATTGATCTTGTCCCATATTTCATCAGCGTCATCTTCATTCTCACATTTGTAGATGCAGCGTTGTTCACCGATAGAATCATCCTTGATGAAGAAGTTAGACTGGTAGATTGTCAGACCAGTTGCGGCGGTAGTTGCAACAACAGCAGTATTGTTGGGTTTGAGTGCCATGTTGCAGATGCCTTGGTCAGATTCATATTGTGCAATGAAACTGGTATTAAGGGCAGCGGCAAGAGACATATTTGTAATCAGAACTGTTTGCCTGATTGCGGCAAGCATATGCTCTGCGTCTTTATCTACTTCGTTGTTTTCGTTAGTGTTATCCATAAGTAAATAGACTATCAAAAAAGTGTTGACTTGTCAATAGGATTGGTTTATTTTTATTTGAAATGAAGCATCCATTATACGAAGCATATGAATCCTGCATGACTGCCTATGAGCAGTCTCGCTAAATTCGTTCCATTGGACGCAAGACCTTTGCCAATCAACTACGGGAGACCCGCAAGAAGATAGGGATGACGGTCAGGCAACTAGGCGACAAGATCGGCGTTACTGGATCGTTAATCAACCAGATCGAAGTAAATTCAAAGAGCATTCTGAAGAAAGAACAAGTGGATAAAGTGATCGAGCTATGTGCGCCGAAATTGAAAACTACTAGCAATGCTGAGTAGAAAAAAAGGGTTCAAAAAAACAGGGTCAAGGTTAAAGCCTGTTTCAGATAAGCGTAAGGTTCTAAACAAAGAATACTCTGAAGCGAGAAAGGAATACTTTTCCACTCATCCAAACTGCGAGGTATGCGGGGCTGGAGCTACAGACATTCACCACAAAGCTAAGAGAGGAAAGAACCTTTCCAACCTAGAAATGTTTATGGCAACGTGCAGAACGTGTCATAATAGAATCCACGATAATCCTGCGTGGGCAAGAGAATTAGGATATTTAATATATGAGTTCAAATAATACATTCGTTTCAATGATCATCTGCGAGGGCTACCATGAAGATGAAAACCAAACTAAGATTCTTTTCCAACAGCAGTTCAATCAATGCTGGGTAAAGAAAGCGGACATCAAGACAATGGAAACACTAGGCTTCCACGATGGACGTAAGTTCATTCGTATAGTTATTCCAGAGGAAGTAGCGAACACGCTAGAGCTTCAAGGCATTCTGGATTAATTACCAGTCACCATTCTCATCAGATGAATAGCTGTCATCTTCAAGTGCTGCGATTAGCTTTTCATCTCTAGCCCAGAATCGGTTCGTTGGGACAGCTTTATCGTTTCCGATAAAAACAAGCCCGTATCTCCGCGCCATCTCTAGACAATACAAGAAGCTATCAGCTAAATCGGGAGAGAAGCCCGTTCGCCCCTTGTAGTCATCTTTAGTCTCTACCGAAATCTTTTTAGATTTGAGTTTGTATCTACGAATGCAAAGCTCCCGCGCCAACGCTCCAGCGGATTCAACTCCATAGATGACCCGGCTCTTAAAACCATGATAAGCTGAGTACCAGTACTCTGATACTAAACGATCATAAACTTCATTACACGGGCGTTTATCAACCTCTGCTGCCATACGTTCAGTCGGCTTGCCCATAGAAGATATAAGAACAATAGAATGACCACTTGTATCAAACTTCAACCACTCGCGTATAATTGCCTGACCAACTCGACCACCATCACCCGAAACGTCCATTCCAAACTTCTGTGGTTGGACATTGTATGTCCTACACTTCTCAACAACGTCTTTAGCTAATCCAACCTCAAATTCAGCCGCCTCCCGCGCCGATAATTGAATGACATCTTGTTTTTCTAGCCACATCACTTTATTGCGAGTCCCGCGAATGTACCCTAGTTTAGCTACCGTCAGTACGCACCTATCTCCACCAACCGTAAATGCTGTATCGAACCCTGCTACTTTAGTGAATCCCTCTGCATCCCAGATTGGTTCTATATTTGTTTCAGCGTTACGGATCAGATCAGCGGTGAGGATGGTCTGGGCGAATCCAGACTTCGGCCACCAGCCAATAGCGTTACGAACGTAGTCGATAGCATTCTCGTCTCCATAACATTGTTTGAGCATGATCTCCTGCTTCTTTCGATCCATCAAGAAAGGGAAAGGTGAAGGCTCATGTATAGGAGCTTGAAAGTTAGGAGACCTCATCCCATTGTAGAACAAGCAAACGCCAGTTTCAGTCTCCCACCTATCCATTTCTGGACTGACTACATCGAAGTTAGATGCGCCTTTAGGCATAGCCCAGCGAGTATGAGGGTTGTCACCAGCGGATGGGTTTCCGATACCAATAAAGACTACGTCATTGTTAGCTGATAAGTTAACACGGGCAGTTATCGCGCCTAGCTCCATTTCTGGCAACTCATCAAGGGCTAGTCTAACCCGGTCATTCTTACGACCACGGGTAGTATCAATAGCCTTCTGACCCTCGTTACCAGACTGAAACGCCAGAGCTTTGATGGCATTGCGATAATCCTTATCCTCATCATTCGATCCACCACCCCAAACAATCATGTGGCGATAATCAATGAGTTTACCAAACTGGACGGCAGCGGACTTCCATAACTTAGAGATGATACCCCAGATACGATCTTCGGACGCACCAAGAGTAGTGGTAGCAACCCAAGACGAGGTGCAATGTGGAGCGGAACACCAGTCAAGGTAGACCCAAAGACCAACTGGAAACGACTTTCCCATCGAGGCCGCGCCAGCTAAACAGATGTCATCATTATTGCAGAGTTCTTCCAGAGTTCTCAACAACTGAGTATTCGTATAACCTCGATTGACAATACAAACTTCAGTAGGCCATTGGAGTTTAACTGCCTTTAAGAAATGCTCGTATGGAGTAAGCAATTTAAAATCTGAAAGATTTATATTGTGCTTATTGCAGTAATCTCTTCCGTATTCACCCTTGCTTATAGCGTAGCAGTATAGCTCTATACCTAGCTCATCCATGTTCTCAGGGAATTTAATACCGTACTTTTGGATGCCTGTGTTTCCAGAAAAAATTCTTGACATATCAATAATAAAATATATTTTCCAACTAAAGGCAAGATGAAACTCAAAAATAGAAACCTATCTCCAGTCGGCGGGTGGTACTACAAATACGAGATCAAACGTAATAATCTCACCTTCCCAGCCGTAGTCTATGGAATCACATGGAGCAACTTAATTTCAAACATTCAAAAAGATTGTCGATCCAATGGAGTTGAAGTTCCAGAAAACATTGAGCAACTTGTCGAAGATCAAATTTGCGAACGCCAGCCAAGTGATCGTTGCTGGTATGCTGATGG